GTCGCCCTCGAAGTTGAGGATGACCGCGAACCAGTCCGCAGCATCGAAGCGATCGACCTCATCAGCGTTGATGAAGTCAGCCGTGAAAGAGAGCACGACGTCGCGCTTGCCGTGCGACATCCGGCTCCACGCGCGGGTCTTCTTGAGGACCCCGATGCGCTCGTGGTTGCCGTTGACACCGAAGGTCACGTCCTTGATGGTGGCACTCTGCACGCCGTCGATGAAGACCTCGGCACCCGTGAACGACAACGGACTGGTGTCCGTGTAGGACGGACTGTCGGGAGGATCGGCAGACGTGACGTTGTCGACGCCTTCGAGGTTCCACGAAGCGGTGACGAGTTCGCCGTAGGCAGCCTTGATCTCCAGCCCGTCGACTCGGCAGCCCGAGTACGTCTTGACGAGCAGGTCATCGCTGTTGGACTCTAGCGTCAGGGCTACGATCTTGGCGCCGGGCACGAAGTCGAACTGGTAGCCACCACCAGAGTAGGCAGAGCCGTTAGTAGCCGAAGCACCCCACGCGCTCTGGAGGAGCGGCACGATGTCGACGGTCGTGAGGTCGGTCTCCATCGTCCCCGATACGGACTTCGGACCGGGCATCGAGACCGTCAGGTCGCGAGTGTCCTTGATGTACTCCGGGGCCATGTCATCGTCGGTATCCTCTACCGTGAACGACCGGACCGTCGGAAGGTAATGTGTGATCGACGCGGCCACGCCCGGATCTGTTTCGACACCGAAACCGACATAGCCGTTCTCACCAAGAGCCATTCAAAGGTTCCTCTCTTAGCGCTGGCGAGGCCGCTGCATGTTGACGGCCACTGTGAGTTGCGCGGACTTGCTGATGGTCGTCCCACGCACTTGTACGAAGTAGTCGGTACGCTGCACGCTCACATCGCGCACGCCCGCGAGTCCATCGAGACGACGCCGAGCACGAACCCTCAGCCACTTGCTGAGTGCGTCCATGACCTGCACCATCTTGCGGTCCCCATCGGCCTCGTCAGCACTGGCGTCGAAGTACAACCTCGCGTCCACGATGAGGGTGATGAGGATGTTGATATCACGGATCTCGTACCCGAGGGTCTCCGTGAACTGCGAGCCGGGAGCATCCTGTACCGGCTGGACCATGAAGGCTGGCATGAAGTCCGGCGGGATGACGCCGGGATCGCCGAAGTAGGTCATCTCGATGTGCATGATGTCGGCACACCCGCCCTCGACCGCATCCGCAGCCTCGAACTCCTTGAGCGATACGACGAGTGCGTCGACGACGGACTCGGTGTCGTTAGCCATTGACCACTTCCTTATCGAGCCAGTCGAGGATGACATCCCTCGCACCGCCGATGATGCTGTCGTCGACGAACCAGAACGGACGCGCCGGGATGTTGGTCGAGCCGTACTGATGGACCGCCTTCACCGAAGAGAAGGAGAGGGTCGCCCCGTCCTTGCCCTGGCGGAAGTAGGTGGCCGCCTGCATGTCGCCGTCGCCGATGTCGCTGGCGCTACTCCAGCCCCAACCCGAACTGGTGGCGATGCCTTGGAAGAACTCGACGGCGATGGCCCGCAGGTTGCCGTAGCGGTATAGGATGGGCTGCGATGGGTTGAGCCCCAACTGCGAGCGCTCTTCCATCGTCCGCTCGCTTAGGTCAGCCCAACCGCCCACCAAGCGTCCGCCGGAGTCGAAGTTCTCTCGCCAGATGTCGGCGATGGCGCCGGTGATCTTCTTGACCACGTCCTCGCGGTCCTCGATCCGCTGGTGGAACCCACCCAGCCACGACAGGACCTGGGGGATGCCATTCGACGTGACCTGTACGTTGAGGGTCACCGGATGCGGTCCCTGCGGTACTTCGTGAGGAGATCGACGAGGGTGGCGGCATTGGCCTCGCTGTCAGCCGCTGTGCGCCGGACCCCGTAGATGGGCGACATCAGGTCGATGGCCCAGATGGAGGTCGCCAGTTTCAGCGACAGGGGCACCGGAGAGTAGCCCGCCGAGTAGACGAAGCGGTAGTCGTGATAGCGCATGAAGGTCCCCGCGAAGGGGTTCACCCAGCGCACGATGCCGCTCGCGTTCAGGACCGAGAAGAGACTATTGGAGACGGCTGTCTCCGTTCCGGTGGCCGACACCGTGTAGGCCGAGGTCAGCGAGATGACGGGGTTCTGCGAGAGCAGCATATCCCGGTCGTCCTTGCCCTCCAGCACCTCGTCGATGGTGCGAGCCGCGATGTAGCGCTTGCAGGCACCCTCGACCTGATCGGCTGCGGCGTCGAGATAGAACTGGATGTTGTCGTCGCCCACCTTGGCCAGCAACTGGTCCTTCAGCCCGAGCGGCAGATCCTTGAACTCTTCGACCGTGAGGAGCGAGACCACCCTTACCTCCTACGTAGTCGCCTGAACAGCGACCTCTTCCGCAATGTCTTGTACCGGAGCGCCCGGCGACGCTGCGCTTGGAGGGAGGATGCACGGCCCCTGATCGTCCGGTACTGACGCTTCCGCTTCGAGATCCTCAGCCGCAACTTGGCGTACGTCGTCATCCGACGACGGATGCGCGGGTGACCCCTGACGGCTACCTTCTCCCGCTTCTTCTCCTTGAACTTCGACTTGACCCTTCGGAATGTGGGGTCGACCAGCCTCACAGGCACGGATCACCTTCTCCTTGAAGACGTCCCAGTCGAACAGACTGGCCATCTCCAGACCCGCCGCCCGCATCCGGGCTCGTCGTTTCGGATCACGCTTCAGGGTGAGGATGGCTTTGGCGATCTCGCTCGGGTCGACGTTCGCGATGCGGGTCCCGCTCTTGTGGATCTGCCAGTCCTTGACAGGCAGTCCGTAGCCCTGTCCGTGTTGGGCGACCTCCCAGCCGCCTGCGTACTTGGTGACGACGACCGGCACGCCCGACGCCATCGCTTCGGCGATAGGGAGGCCGAAGCCCTCCACCTGCGAAGGCAGGACGAAGAGGTCCGCCGCGCGGTAGAGATCGGCCAGTCCCGGCTTCACGGAGCCCCGCTCGGGGATCGCGGAGCCCAGACCGTGGTCCATATCCTCGTTGAAGAAGACCCGGTCGGTGACAGCGTACCCCGCCGACACCTCATGCAGGTTCCACCCTTCGAGGTAGTAGTTCTGGAGTGGCACCGTGTGGTCGTAGAGGATGATGTCGTGCTGATGGTAGCGGTGCTTCAACTCCGAGATGGCTTCGATGAGGCGCGGGTGCTGCTTGCGAGCGACATTCTGGGCGACCGTCATCACCACGAACTTGTCGTCCCAGCCAAGGCTCTCTCGGGTCGCCGTACGGCTCATCTCGTCGACGTGGAAGACCTCGTGGTCGACACCGTGGTAGACCCAGTCCATGTCTAGGCCGAACGTCCTCTTGACGAGGTCTGCGGCGTACTTGGTGACCGTGAAGAGGTGTGGGTGCCCAAGCGCGCTGCGCCAGTTGAGCGAGACGATGGGCTCGCCCTCGATGATGGCGTAGGCGACGAAGGCGTGGTCCGCTGGGATGAACTGCATGTAGACGACGAGCGAGCCGGTGTCTGCCGTGCAGTAGATGACGTCAGGCTCGAACTCCTTCTCGCGAAGGACCTTGGTCAGTCGCTTGAGCCCCATCGTGTCGCCCTCTTGGGGCACGAACTGTATGACAGGGAGATCCGTCTTGACCTCAGCGAACTGGGTGCCGGTCACGGTGCCGACCTCCCAGCCTTGCGTCAGGAACGCTTCGAGAGCGTGGCGGTTGACGCGACCGAAGCCCGTCTTGGCGAACGGACTATCCCCTACGATCAGGACCTTCAACGGTCTCTCCTTGATGCGCTCTTGGCGCTAGGAAGTGCAGGGGCTGCGAGTAGCACGCAGCCCCTGCTATCACCGGCGGTTAGGCGGTGTGTCAGATGAGGAAGTCGTACAGCCGACCGGGCCGACCTTCGAGGACGAAGCCGAAGTACCCCTTGATGAGGTAGTCGGTGCTGTCCTTCGTGCGGGCAAGTTCGAGTCGGTTGAAGTCCTCGTGGACGAGGACCTTGGCGTCACCCCGACGGAAGGAGATGATCTCGGTGTCGTCGGTGTACTCAGGAGCGACGAGGATGGGAACATCGTTGTAACTGAGCACCTTGAACCCGGCCGCGATCTCGATGCGATCGTTGAAGCGCTGCTTCTCGGTCAGGATCTGACCGATCTCTCGGCGAACCGCCTTCGAGCAGAGCAACGTGTCAGCGTCCGGCGCTTCCTCCAGCAACTGGTCGAGCAGGTCGGTGGACAAGTACGCACTTGCCGCATTGACCGCCTGCACGTCGTTGAAGTCGGTGAACGTGGTCGCCTGATGGACGATGCCCATGATGGAGTTGGAGGCGCCCGTGTCGACCACGATCGCGGTCGACAGGTCCCAGACCATCTTGCGGCTGTGGTCCTCGATGTCCATAGCAAGGACGTTGTAGAGGCTGCCAGCAGCACGGACCATCGGGCCGGTCACTTCGCCACGCGAGTAGAAGTACTTGACGTTCAGGGTCGCCATCTGGAACGAACTGTTCGTAGCGGCTTCCAATGAAGCGCCGTCAGTACCCCACCACGAGGTCGGAAGAGCGGTCTTCTTGCGGACGAGGTACGTGGGCGTGGCCCACGGCACTTTGTTGACCACGTTGAAGATGACCGGCTGGACCGAGACGTAGTCTCGGATGGCGCGGTCGATCTCCTCGGGGATTAGGTAAGCACCCTCTGTCATCGAGAGGGCCTTACGGATAGTGGAGGCGTCCACTCTTGATCTCCTTTACTCTCCGCTCTGAGAGCGGAGCAGAAGCCGCAGGCGATCGCCGGGCGACACCTGACGAAGTTCGTCAAGGGCATCCGACGCCCGGTACACGAGGTCCGGGGCCTGATCTGCGGGCTGCGACTCAAGTTCCTTCACGCGGTCGGTGAGGCTCTTGTTGGCAGACTCAAGTTCCGTGAGGCGAGTCTTGAGGATCGTAAGGCCCTCATCAGACTTCTCGACGGTGGACTCCTCGTCGCCATCCGAGACCGACTTCTCGGGCTGGTCGCTATCGACACTTTCGCTGCCGGTGTCCTCCTCGCTGAGGTCACCGAGAGCGGTCATCACGACGGAGATGGCTGCGAGGATGCGCTTCTTGGAAGGTCTGCGCGCCTTCTCCGTCTCTCCGGCCGCCTCGACATCCACTTCGACATCTGAGGCGACTTCGCCGTCTTCGACGGCTGTCACATCGGACTCGGCGTCACCGCCGTCGTCCTTGGTTGTCGCTTCGACGGACTCATCCGTCGCTTCGATCTGATCGGACTTCTCAGCCTCGACGGCAGGTTCCGTAGTCTCCTGCTCAGGGCTTTGGAGTTCCTCGCCCATCGACGGGTGGTCTCCTTCCTTGGCATCGGACTCGGCCTTCGCCGCGTCCCTGATAGCCTTCGCCAACACCGTTCCCAGTGATGGCGTATACGCGGGTCGGGAGGTCACCGAGACTTCGCTCAGGAGCACCTCGTAGTAGGTACGGATTTTCATACCCGCTGCTTCGACCCACTCGTCTGCGAACTTGACGACGCGACCCGCGACCGACATCCCCCACTGGCCGCCCTTGGCGATGGAACGCCAGAGCCGCTTCGCTGCGGAGTTGTCCTCGATGTCATCGAGTTCGACCTCGACACCCATCTCGGCATCGGGCGTAAGCCACGCCTTCGTCAGATGACCGAGGTCACGGAAGACTCCGTCCTCGGCATGTGCATTACGGAAGAAGAGCGGCTCGCCCTTCTCCACCATCGCGTTGACCTGCGACGCGAAGTTGGCGACGCACTCCGGGTCCATACGCTCCATCGTGGCGTCGATGCCGGGGCCGGAAGCGATGCCGGTCAGGTAGTGCCGACCGTTACGCTGCTCGGCCTTGGTGATGGGGAACGTGAGGCTCCAACGGGGCTCCGTCATCCTTCGTCTCCGTCCCCGTCGGTGGGCATCCCTGTGTCCTCGTCGACGGGTGTGTTGGTATTCGGCGTACCGGCAGAGCCGACGCCATTCAGGAGCATCGCCATCGCGACCTCCATGATCCTCGACACCGGCACGAGACCGGCAGCCGTCTGGATGAAGCGCTCGTCGCCACCTTCGATGGTGGGCAGACCGAACTCCGAAGCGATGTGGTTGGGGCTGAAGACACCGATCCTCTCGCCGTCCGCGTAGACCTTCATCTGGTCCAACTTGTCGCGCATCGAGGTGTCGTTCAACTCGAAGACGACGTCATCCCACTCGAACAGTTCGAGGATGAGTTGATCGTTGATGGGCTCCTCGAACATCATCTGTGCAGGGCTGACCGACTCTGTGCGGAAGGAGTTGTCGGCCTCCTTGGAGACCGAACGGTTGGAGTCCTCGTTGATGCCCAGTTTCTCGGGCGGGATGTCAAGGGTGGAGAGGATCTCCTGCCGATTGAAGCGACGGCCTTCGAGGAACTGCATGTCCATGTTCGTCGACACGGACTTCTTGATCTCGATATCGCCCTCAAGGATGATGGGCCGGTGGGCGTTCTGCGCCCCGGTGTACTCCTGCTTGAGCCACGCCTTGTTGCGTTCGATCTCGGCCTCGTCGGCATCCTTCATCAAGAAGATGGTGCCGGTCTGCGCGGAGTTCTCGAAGAAGCGACCGTTGTACTCCATCGCGAAGAGGTCGGTGGCGATGGTCGTACCGAGGCTGGCGAACAGCGAGAGACCCCGTACATCGTTGTCAGGATCGTCGACCTTGAAGTGGATGATGAACTCAGGGTCGTACTCGACGGGCTTGGTTCCCGACCCTCCTGCCGGGCCGTACTCCCACTTGGTGATACGCGCACCTTCGACCTTCGGCATCATGTACTTCGGATGCAGACGCAGTGCTTTGTAGGGCCGTCCGCCCTTGGTCATCTGGATGACCCAGAAGCCCTCTCCGAAGATGTCTCCGTCCTTGGAGGCAAGTCGCAGCAACTGGTTGAAGTGGGAGCGTCGGCAGAACTCGCGCCACTCGACCGACTTCTCTTCGTCGACCTGAGCACCCGGCTCGATGGTCCGCAACTTGTGGCCGTTGGCGACCATCACCTTCGCACGCTTCTCGACCGCCGCGCGGGCGGTGGGGTGCTGACGGTACATGCGGTAGTAGGTGTCGTACTCGTCTCGCAGGGTAGCGGAGACCGACAGGTCGGTGGGGCCTGACGCGCTGGAACCGCCGACGATGGTGAAGCGGTTCTTGACGCCCGGAGGTGACTCGGTCACCTGCGACCGTTCTATGATCGGGACCTCGTCGCTCTTCCTGCGTTGCGTCACTCTGACACCTTCCGAATGGTCCGAACCTCGGGCCATGTGACCCAGAACCCGCAGCGGTGGCACGGGCTCGTGACCTCACCGCCCCTGGTCCTGATGTACCTGTCGCGGACCTTCATGTCGAGCACTCCCGGCTCGTTCTCCTTGGCCCACAACGTGTCGCACGTAGGGCATCTGATGTCCATTCTGATGTCCATGTCGAGTCGTACCTCCGTGGGCCTCATGTCGCCACACTCATGTCGCCACACTCATGTCGCCACACTCATAGCGATGTCACGCTGAACTTCCGTCGGCCCTTGCCGTACAGCGCCAACATGAGCGACCAGAAGTAGTCGTCGTGGTAGCGCCCGGAGAAGCGGTAGAAGTTGGCTTCGGTCTTGGTGCGCTCGATCTCGTGGATCTGAGCGAAGAGCGTCTTGTGCGGAGTTAGTTCGACCTTCCTGCGCTGGAGGTCGCCCTTGAAGGTCGTAGCCCAGTGTTCCTTCTTGGAGTTCGTGAAGATGATGCCCTCGGAGTTCGGGATGCCGTCGC